AGAGAAGCACTTAAAGAATCTTTGGAATGGTATAAAGAACACAAAAACGAATTTAATCCAAATTCAAAACCATAATGATAACAAGAGGTGTTTTAGGTTTGGGATGTTCTTTTATGTGGGGTGAAGGATTATACTTTTATAGTAATCTTTTCAATACTCCTGCAATGAAAAAATATCATCAATTTGATGGAACACATGTATTATCAGAATCTCATATACGATTTAAAAATAAAAATCGATTTTTACGAATTGTAGCAGATGAATTTGGAATGTGGGATATATCAAATGTAGGAAATGGCGGTTCTAATGTTAGGAATATTAGAGATTATGCAGAAAATGTTTTGAATAAAAATATGCTAACCAAACCTGCAGATATTGGATTGGTTATTTATCAATTTACAGCATCTGATAGAGATTTTGTAAATGAAAGAAGAGATGAAAATGGTTGGTTGATAGGTGACCCAATGTCAATCGAAGACCAAATTGAATTTGTAAATAAATCAATTAAAAAATGGGAATCTAATGGAATAAAAGTAGTTACACTTAGTTGGTACCCAGATTTTCCAAACCATCCGTTATATAATGAATATTTTAAGTATAATCATGTTGATATTGAAGTAGATGGTGACATTCAAAATTCATTTGAATATTTTTTGTGGAAAGATGAATATAATATAACAATTTCTTCCGATTTTAAAAAATATGAATTACAAATAAACGATATACATTTTAATCCAAAAGGTCATAGATGTATTGCAAATTCTATAATCAAAAAATTAAAAAACGATTCTTGGCAATCAATTTAAAATTAAAAAAATGAGTACACCTAAATTTACACCTTATGTAGATGCATTGACAAGTGCTATGAAAGTAATTATGGATGATGAATCTACAATTTTTATAGGTCAACAAATTGTTTATTATGGAAATCCTATGAGTAAAACCATAGAAGGTTTACCAAAAGAAAAAATGATTGAAGTGCCGGTTATGGAAGAAACACAAATGGGTATGAGTTTGGGTTTGGCATTAAATGGTCATAAAGTTGTTACATTTTATCCACGTTGGGATTTTCTTATTTGTGCGGCAAACCAATTAATAAATCATTTAGATAAAATAAAACTTATGTCTGATAATGATTGGAATCCTCATATTTTAATTAGAGTTGGTAAAGGTTCTGATAAACCATTAGACCCGGGTCATCAACATAAAGGAAACTATACACAAGAATTTAAATCTATGTGTCCTAATATTGAATTTCACGATTTAAAGACATGGCAGGATGTAGAATTAAGTTACAAATATGCAATTGAAAACGTTGGAATTCATTGCTTAGTTGAATACCCAGAATTATATTATGCATAACGAAATAAAAAACTTATATGCCGTTTATGATTTTTTTGGACCAAATGGATATATTCCAAATGCGTTCAATTATTTTTATGCATATAAGTTTTTTGAAGAGGATGGTAAAATAAATAATGTAGTAAGTGACCATTTTTTTAAAAATTTTTTACAAATACCCGTTTATAATGCAAATTTAAATTTAAATGCAAATTTATATAAAAAACTTTCATTTAATGAGTATAATGATATTAGAATAAAAGATGATAAGTCATTTATTTATTTAGTAGAACCATTTGGAAGTTTTGCACAATTTTTGGGTAAACAAACTCAATTTTCAGAATGGAATTTTATAGATTTTATATCTGAACATGCACGTAAAGAAATTAGAAATACTCCTAATTTTTATTTACATATAAATTTTTCAACGGAAGGTGTATTTGAAGAACACTTAATTGTTTATTTATACGAACTATTAAATCGTTACGAAATTCCTGCAAATAAAGTTATTTTTACTATATCAAGTGTTGATATTGAGGAAATACATAATAAAATTTGTTTAGAAAATAATATAACTGAAAAAATAAAAGTAATTTATTGGGGGTGGTCACTAAGAACAAAATCATTAGAATTAAAACGTATTTATGATAATATTGAATATAAATTTTGGGACCACGTTGATAATAATAGCACAATAGTAAGAGAAAGTGATGTTGATTTTAATAAAATAAGACCTCATAAATTTTTATTTATGAATCGAAGATTACGTCCCCAACGAGTAATTTTATTATCATTATTGGGTAGTGAATTTATAAATCAAAATTTAGTATCATATGATATGAAAATGTTTGAAAGAGAAAATGACCTTTCATTTTTTTCACATCACTTAAAAACAAGTCATTTAGCTATAAATTCATTTAGAGAATTTCAAAATTTATTAAAATCAGAACGAAAAACTATTGATTATGAAGATTTAGAATCAGTATGGGGATTTAATTTTGAAACCAAAGAACCATATTTAGATAGTTATATTCATATACTTTCAGAAACAAATTTCTATGAAACTGGATTATATCTTTCAGAAAAAACATGGAAACCGATTGGACATTTACAACCATTTATAATGGTAAATAAAGCAGGAGCATTAAAAGAATTACATAATTTGGGATTTAAAACGTTTTCACCATTTATTAATGAAGAATATGATAATATTGAAGATGATTCGGAACGAATGGAGTTTATATATTCTGAAATTATAAGATTAAATAATTTATCTTTTGATGAAATACATAATTGGTATAAATCTATATGGAATATACTTATCTACAATAGAAATCTTTTATTTGATTATGCAGATAAAAAAGATGAAATGGAAAATAATTTTTTAATAACGTTAAGAAATACTATAAATGAAAAAACTAATAAAAATAATACAAGATTGGTTTAAAAAACGTAATTTAGAAAAGCAATATAAAAAACGTTTAGAAGAACTTCGTAAAAGAGACCCATTCATTTACAAAAATCACTAATTATGAAAACATTCATATTTATATACTAAGATACAGCACGTAAATTATGAATGAATTAAGTAAATATCTGATGGAACAAATACTTTTAACCGAAGAAGAGTTAAAAGATTTTGTAGTAGTTTATTCAGGTAGATTTCAACCATTTCACAAAGGTCATTTTGCCACTTATCAAGGACTTGTAAAAAAGTTCGGTAAAGATAGAGTGTATATTGGAACGTCTAACAAAACCGATAATCAAAAATCACCATTTAATTTTAAAGAAAAGAAAACCATAATGACTAAAATGTTTGGTATTCCATCAAACAAAATAGTTGAGGTTAAAAATCCTTATGCTCCAACTGAAATACTTAAAAACTTCGATGAAACCACAACTGGTTTTATTACCGTCGTTGGTGAGAAGGATGAACAACGTTTAGGTGGTAAATACTTTGAAAAATATAAAGGTAAAATTGAATTTGGATATAAAGATAAAGGATATGTTTATACTTCTCCTGCGCAATCAAACGCAGTGAGTGGAACTGATGTTCGTAATTGGTTAAGTAAAGGAACTGATGATGAAAAGAGAAACAATTTCTTAAAAGCATATCCAAAATTTGATGAAACAATCTATAAATTTATTACACTTAAATTAGCTAAATTGGGAGAAGGATTTCCCGGTGGTGTTGGTGTAGGTTTATCTTTGCCGGGTGGATATATTAATGGTGCACCTAAACCGGAAGATGTAAAAAAGATGCGTAAGAAATTGGATAAACAAGATGATATAAACGAAGAGGTTAAATGGGTAGATAGTACATATGATAAATGTATGTTAGGTAAATTACCTCTCTCACTCAATATTGTTAAAAAATTAGTAGACCCAATTAAAACAATTTCATTACATGTAACTGATGTTGAAAATTTACCAAAAGTTGCATCATTAGAAGGAACTAAAAAATCAATTTCTACATTTACACACACTACCAGATGGGGTAAACTTGTACAAGGTAAAGGATTACATACAAAAGGTGGTATAATTGTAGCATTATCAGGTTATGTTTTGGCACAAAGTATAATGGACTTGTGGACAGAACCTGATAAACAAGGTAGAAGATGGGTAAATCCTGGTACTGTCATAGCAAATTTAGGAAGAGAGCAAGATGTAGTATTTAATTTTGCACCTGAATTAAAAAAGTATAAGGAAGAGTGGATGAAAAATATGTATGATAAACCGGCTACAAGTCAAGAAAAAGCTGAGTTTATAAAAAAATACTATGATGCTGCTGAAAAATATATGTTGAGTAAGAAAAAAGATTTTCAAGAGAAATATCTAAACTCAAATGCATTATATTACGATTCAGATTGGAATGAGGTAGTCCTTACACAAATTAAAATAGAAAAGATTTTAGCTATTCCAAGTAATTGGAGTGATGATGAAACTGAAAACGAAAAAACGTTAAAACAACTTAAACAAAAATACAAAAATGTAGAAGTTGCAAAAAATCAAACTGATATTCAAAATTTCATCAAAAATAATGGTGGAACTATTAAAGAAGGTGTAAACGAAGACATTAATTTAGATGTTAAGATAGGTGATACTATCTTAATGGGTAAATTTAAAAATAAAAAAGTAGTTGTTAAATCAATAGGTAAAGATGAACATGGAATGCCAACCATTAATGGTAAAAAAGCAACCACATTCAGAATCTTACCTAAACAAAATATATTTAAGGAATCTATGCAAACAAATGAATTAACATATTTAGATGAATTAGTAGGGGAATATTCTCATTTATTGGATTTATTAGAAGCAAATAGTGAAGATGATAAATACGTTCATATTGGATATGGTAGATATAAAGAAAAAGGTAAAGAAAAAGACCAAAACGCACCTACATTTCAAAAAGATGATAGTGGAAAATATATCCAAACGAAAGGTGATAAACCTGCTCAAAAAGAAAAACCAACTGGCCAAGCAATACAAGGTGCAGATATGTTTAAACACGACAAAAGTGTTAAACAAAATATTTTATCAAAACCTGCACAAATTGTAAAAAATAAAAAAGAAATTTTAAAAAGTAAAATTGTAAATTGGTCCGAAAAAGAAAAAGAATTTTTTAATAAAAATCAGGATAAACCAAATTCAGAAACACGTAGAAGTATTGGTGAAACTTTAAGAGATAAAGCAAAAGGTGCTAGAAATGCTATTATTCATGGATTCAAACATGAAGCACATTTATTCAAATCAGCAGCAAAAGGTGTTGGTAATTTTGTAAGTGGAAAGGGAGTATCCGAAGAAGAAAAGAAAGCATTAATTGATGTTGGTAAAAAAGTAGTTATAGCAGGTTTATTAGGTGTTGCAACAGGTGGATTATCACATGGTGTTTTACCATTTGCACAACATCTTGCAGTTGAATTTGTTCCACATATAGTTGTAGAAACAATTGCAATGGGTGCAGGAAAAGCAGCATTATTTGCAGATACTAACGAAGATGAAAGATTATTAAATGCATTTGTAGATAAACTTATTGATGGTATTGAAACTATGGAAATACCTGATGATGTGATGGATAGTGCAATTGATTCATATAACGAACAACAAAATGTATCCGAAATGAGTATATCTCAATTGAATCAGATTGAGAAATATGCAGAAAAACAATTATCACCGGAAGATATTGAATTTACTAAACATTTCTTTGATAGAGTGAATGATGTTCGTAATGGTAAAGAAATATCAGAACCAGAATTGACTGGGTTCTTTAAAAGATTATCTCGTCATAAAAAAGAATTTAAACAATTCTTAGATAAATACCAACAAATTGTTGTTAAAGATAAAAGAAACGATATAAACATTCCGTTTGTAAAACAAGCAAATCAAATTATTGCAAAGACGGTAATGAGAAAAGATGATTTTAAAACATCAAACCCAACTCTTGCTTTTGAAATTGCAGTACAAGTAGATAAAATACCCGGTGGATTGGCAAAAGGATTATCTTTATCTGATATTGCTAAAAAACATAATATAAGTGATACCGAAATTACTGATGAATTCAAAAAAGGATATAAAGTAGAAAGAGAACATACTACCGATTCGGATGTTGCAAAAGAAATTGCTTTAGACCATTTATTTGAAGACCCAAAATATTATACAAAGTTAAGTTCAATAGAAGAAGCAGGAAGAGTTCCACAAAGTTTCAATTATGGAACAGGTTGGGATTATCATACTGCGATAGGAACTAATCCAAACAAATATAGAGGAAAGACTAATTTCCCAACAAAAGATTCAGGACAACCAGATTTAGAAGATGAAGATGATGTAAATGAAATCGGTGTAGGAACTGGTCAAAATGGTATAAGACCGGAATATCCAAAAGGTGATAAATTATCTGATAGAATGAAAAATGTTAAATCTGCAAGAACAAAAACTGATTCAGATGAAGAGTATCAATATAAAAAAATAAAAGAAGCATACACAAAAGGACAACTATTTGCAGGTAATCTTAAAATAGGTGGAGTTGTAGTTCCAATTGAGGTAGAATTGGTTGGTGCAGATAATAAAAAAAATGTATTCATTACAAAGGTAATCAATATTGATAAAAAATATTTAAGTAAATTACCATCAAATGGTATATTAGAAATACCTGCTAGAATATTCAGATTTACAGGTGGATGGAGAAGGATAAAAACTCCATCGGTATTTGAAGGTATGATAAATGAAGGTGGTGCATACGGACATATGAACCATCCATTTGATACTGAAATCAATTTAACATTTGGTCAATTAAAAGATATTGTAAATCGTGCATTGGATGGTAATTTAGAATTGACTAGAGAAAAAACTGATGGGCAGGCTTTAGCAATTAGTTGGGTGAATGGTAAATTAGTTGCAGCTCGTAATAAATCTCATTTAGCAAATAGAGGTGCAAATGCATTAGATATTAGTGGTGTTGCTACTAAATTTGCTGGAAGAGGTGAATTGGAAAAAGCATACAATTTTGCAATGCAAGATTTAACTAAGGCTATTAAATCTCTTTCTAATAAACAAAAAGAAAAGATTTTTAAGAATGGTGCTTGTTTTATGAATATAGAGGTAATTTATCCAACATCAGTAAATGTCATTCCTTACGGACAACCCCTATTAGTATTTCACGGAACTATGGAGTATGATGAGAGTGGTAATGCAATTGGAGAAGATGCAGAAGCAGGTAGAATATTGGGTGGTATGATTAAACAAATTGAACAACACATTCAGGACAATTATACATTACAAGGCCCACCAGTATTGAAATTACCGAAATCACAAGACCTATCATCTAAGAAACCAAAATATCTTGCTAAAATTTCTAAATTACAAAAGGAATTTGGGTTGGGAGATACTGCAGGTGTTGCTGAATATCATCAAGCATGGTGGGAAAACTATGTAGATAAAAAATCACCATCAATCTTAGATAATACTGCAAAAGTAGGATTAGTTAAACGATGGGCGTTTGGTGAAAAAGGTTTCCGTATTGATAAGAATACAATTAAAGATGAAAAAACTCTTGCATGGGCAACTAAGATAGATAAAGAAGACCAAAAAGGTATTGCGAAGGATAATCTAATGAAATTTGAAGATATATTTTTAGGTGTAGGTGCAGAGGTATTATCATTCACATCATCAGTATTGACGGTAAATCCAGATAAGGCTGTTAGGGATATGAAAAAGAGATTAGACCAAACAATCAAAGATGTAGAAGCAAGTGGAGACCCTAAAAAGATAGAAAAATTAAAATTAGAATTAAAAAGATTAAACGCAATCGGTGGTCCATCTAAAATTGTTCCAATTGAAGGTATTGTGTTTATATACAATGGTCAAACATTCAAATTGACCGGTGCATTTGCATCATTAAATCAGCTTTTGGGTATTTTTTACTAAAAATAATTCTTTCGCCATATTTATCTATATTAAAATAAAAACCTAATATATAATAATAATGGCGAAAGAGTTCAAAAAGAAATATATGCATCCAACTCGTAGAAAGTTGGTGGATATGGTGTTACATGGTTCGGATTACGAAACAAATACTACAATAGGTTGGAACGCAGATAAAATTGAACGTAAAGTTGGTGATGTTTGGGAAGACGAACATCATAGATACGAAAAGAAAGAAGGATTTACTCTAAAAACTTCTAAAAATTCTGAAGCATTTGAAGAACTTCGTAAATGGAGGGATGAACAATCAAAATGTAAAAGTCCAGAATGTAAAACAATCAAATTTACACCCACTCACAAAACATTAATCAAAAAAACAGGTTATTGTGCAAACTGTCTAGCAGAAATAGAAACTAAAATTCGTGCTTTAGATATGTGGGAACATTATGAGGATTATAAAATTTATACTCGTATGTTAGTTGATGGTAAAATCAAGTTAGAAGAACTACAACAAGCATACACCGATGTAAAACCATTTTATGAATACATCAACGAAGATGGAACTACTGAAAAATGGGAATTACCACAATCAGTAGAAGAAGTCAAAGCAGAATTAATGGAAATGATTGAATTTGGTAAAACCGAACTTATAAAGGTAGAAGAATTCAGAAATAAAGCATTTGAAATTTTAAAAGAAAACAAATTGGAACACTATTTGTAATATGGCAGGTGCATCATTAAAAGATATTATAAAAATTGAGTATCAGAAATGTGCTGGTGACCCGATATATTTCATGCGTAAGTATTGTATGATTCAACATCCGGTTAGAGGTAAAATTCCATTTCACTTATATCCATTTCAAGAGGATACTCTTACTGATTTTAAAGATAATCGTTTTAACATCGTTCTTAAATCACGTCAAACAGGTATATCAACCTTAGTTGCTGGATTTTCACTATGGAAGATGTTATTTAATCAAGATTTTAACGTATTGGTAATCGCAACGAAACAAGAAGTTGCTAAAAACCTTATTACAAAGATTAGGGTAATGAACCAATACTTACCAAGTTGGTTAAAACAAACGACAGTTGAAGATAATAAACTTTCACTACGATATTCAAATGGTTCACAGGCAAAAGCAACCTCTGCAGCAGGAGATGCCGGTCGTTCGGAAGCCCTATCACTCTTAGTATTCGATGAGGCAGCCTTTATTGATAGCATTGAAGAGATTTGGATTTCAGCACAATCTACTTTATCAACCGGTGGTAACGCAATTATTCTTTCAACACCTAATGGTGTGGGTAATTTCTTTCATAGAACGTGGGTTGGTGCAGAAGAAGGTAGAAATGGGTTCAATACTATTCGTTTACACTGGTCAGTACACCCTGAGCGTGGTCAAGCATGGAGAGATGAACAAGAAAGATTGTTAGGACCAAAAGGTGCAGCACAAGAATGTGATTGTGACTTCGTAAGTTCCGGTGATACTGTCATTGACCCTGCGTTATTACAATTTTATAGAGAAACATATTGTTTAGACCCATTAGAAAGAACTGGATTTGATGGAAACTTATGGAAATGGGAATATCCAGATTATAATCGTTCTTATATGGTAGTGGCCGACGTTGCGAGAGGTGACGGTGGTGACTATTCTACTGCTCAGGTAATTGATATTGTTAATTCAACACAAGTTGCAGAGTATAAAGGTAAATTAGATACAAAAGATTTTGGTAATTTTTTAGTTTCACTTTCTACTGATTATAACGAAGCATTATTAGTAATAGAAAACGCAAATATTGGTTGGGCGGTAATACAACAAGTAATCGATAGAGGATATAAAAACTTATTCTATATGAGTAAGGATTTAAAATATGTAGATGTTGCCCATCAAATGACAAATAAGTTTAGGGCAGAAGAGAGAGGTATGGTTGCTGGGTTCTCTACTACCTCTAAAACCCGTCCATTAATTATTTCTAAGTTAGATGATTACCTAAGAGAAAAATCCTTTACAATTCGTTCTACAAGGTTAATAGATGAGTTATTTACATTTATTTGGAATGGTAATCGTGCAGAAGCAATGAAAGGATATAATGATGACTTAGTAATGTCCTTATCAATTGGATTGTGGGTTAGAGATACTGCATTGAGATTAAGACAGGAAGGTATTGATTTAACTAAACAAGCATTGGGTGGTATAAATCAAAGTGTAACTGATATTGGTGGGTTTGGTGGAAATTCTTCATTCGATGAAAACCCTTGGCAAATGAGAGTTGGTAATCAATCCGAAGATTTATCGTGGTTAATAAAATAATCAAATAAAAAAATGTATATATTTATAGTGTATAGGAGAAATATACCATGATAAAATTAACAAACATAATCAAAGAGGAAGTAGAAGACTATCCATTTGACCAACCCGAAAACAATTTTTTAGATTACGATGAATTAGATGTAGAAGATGAGGATGAAGAAGATTTCCTTAATTTCTTAAAAGCATATTCATCAGAGTTACAAGAAGCAAATTGTAATTGTGTTTACGAAGCCGAATATCAAGGTAGAGAGGTTAAATTAGGTAAACCAATGCAGGGTGATGTTAAGAAATTTAAAGTTTATGTTAAAAACCCAAAGACAGGAAAAGTTGTCAAAGTAAACTTTGGTCAACCGGGAATGAACATTAAGAAAAATAATCCTGAAAGAAGAAAATCTTTTAGAGCAAGACATAATTGTGATAATCCAGGTCCACGTACAAAAGCACGTTACTGGTCTTGCAGAAAATGGTAAAATAAAAAATTATGGCAGATACTTCATTTTTTGGTAGGTTAAGAAAACTTTTTTCCCAAAAGGCAATCGTTACGGTCACGCCCGATGGAAAAAGAAAAGTTTTTGATTTTGACGAAAGACAAGAAACTAACTTATCATCATTAAGAGATAGATACACAAAACTACAAAAATCTTTTTATGAACAAGCTGGTGGTGCACAATCAATGGCATACCAACAAGTTCGTAGAGAAGTTTTTAGAGATTATGATGCAATGGACCAAGACCCAATTATTGCATCTGCATTAGATATTTACGCTGATGAATCTACCTTAAAAAATGAATTCGGTGAAATGTTGATTATCCGTTCTGATAATCCACGTGTACAAGAATTATTAGAAAACTTATACTACGATATTTTAAACGTAGAATTTACACTATGGCCGTGGGTTCGTAATATGTGTAAATATGGTGATTTCTTTTTAGGATTAGAGATTGCAGAAGGTAAAGGTATTGTAAACGTTACCCCATACTCGCAATATAATACGGAAAGAATAGAAGGACATGACCCAACTAATCCACATATGGTTAAATTCAGAGTAATGGATGATGCTATTGGAAAAGTTGATTATGATAATTTTGAAATAGCTCACTTCCGTCTATTATCTGATACAAACTGGTTACCTTATGGTAAATCTATGATTGAAAATGGTAGAAGATTGTGGAAACAATTATCTCTTATGGAAGATGCGATGTTAATCCATCGTATTATGAGAGCACCGGAAAAAAGAGTATTCAAAATTGATATTGGTAATATTAATCCTACCGAAGTAGATAATTACATGCAGAAAATCATCAGTAAGATGAAAAAAGTTCCGTTTGTAAATAAAGATACGGGTGATTATAACTTAAAATATAATATGCAAAATCTTACGGAAGATTTTTATCTACCGGTAAGAGGTGGTGATAGTGGAACATCAATCGATAATTTAAGTGGATTGGAATACACTGCAACCGAAGATATTGAATACTTAAAAGGTAAATTATTTGCTGCATTAAAAATTCCAAAGGCATATTTGGGATACGAAGAAAACGTAAATGGTAAAGCAACCCTAGCAGCAGAAGATGTTCGTTTCGCAAGAACAATTGAAAGAATACAAAGAACAATCACATCTGAATTATCAAGAATAGGTGTTATACATTTATATGGTAATGGAATACAAGATTCCGAAATGGCTAATTTTGAAATACAATTAGTAAATCCATCAACAATTTACGAACAAGAAAAAGTTAATCTATGGTCTGAAAAGGTTAGATTAGCAACTGATATGCAATCATTAAAAATGTTGTCTAAGGATTGGATTTATGATAATATCTTTAAAATGTCTGATTCAGAACAAACCGAACAACGTGGTAAGATTGTAGAAGATATTAAAGATACATTCCGTTATAATTCTATTGAAAATGAAGGTAATGACCCTGCAAACCCACCACAACAAACTGATGTTGAGGAAAGTTTAGAAAACTTAAAGAGTGAACTAAAAGGACAAGTAGGAAGACCTCGTGAAGGAAATACCTATGGTAAAGATAAACATCCATATGGTAGAGACCCATTAGGTGATGATGAACGAACTTCAAAAAGAAACCGAACATCCGAATCAAAAGCTAAGAGTTTTATTAATGGGATTTCATCAAAACGTAAGTTTTTACATGAAACAAAAGATATGTTAGATGAATCTAATATCATCGATGATACGGAAAATTAATTTAACTTATAATTTTTAATATTTATATAGAGAAATTTTGAGTCTATCAAAATAAGGATTAACAAATGAGAAAAATAAAACATTCGAAATTCAAAAATACAGGGTTCCTATTTGAGTTATTGACACGTCAAATAACTTTGGAGATTTTGAACAATGCACCGGAGGAAAAAGCCAAAAAAATTGTACAAGAATTTTTTGGTGGGAAAACTGAAATGTCTAAAGAATTGCGTTTATTCAATTTATTGGTAAACGAAAAGTATAATTCTGAAAGTAAAGCAGAAAAGTATATTGATGCTATTATAGAAACTCGTACAAAATTAGATGAGAATAAACTTGCAAGAGAAAAATATAATCTTGTGAAAGCAATCAAAGAGAATTTTGAATTAGATTCATTCTTATCATCACCAGTATCTAACTATAAAGTTTTAGCATCAGTGCATAAAATTTTTGAAGCAAAGATACAAGATGTAACTAATGTTAAAGAAGTATTTGATGCTAAATTAACGTTGATAGAACATATTTCTACATCAACTCCATCTTTAAAACAAAAAGAAGATAAGTTGTTAGAAGATTATAGAAAACAAGAGAAAGATTTAAGATTACTTACATATAAAATTCTTGTTGAAACATTTAACAAGAAATATACAAACTTAAATGATGACCAAAAGGATATTTTGAGAGAGTATATTAACAACGTAAACAACACTTCTAAATTTGGTGAATATTTTGATGCTAAATTAAAGGTTGTTGTAACTGAATTACACAAACTTTATTCCGAAGTTAATGATAAAATCACAAAAATTAAGTTGAAAGAAACTATTAATGTTATGAAACAACAAAAAATTGGTAAAAAAGTTACTGATGAACAAGTTTCAGCGTTGATGATGTCATATGAATTAATAAAGGAAATAAAAAATGTTAAAGAAAGAAAATCTTAAATCATATATAGACGAACTTATTAAAGAAGTTGAAGAGGAGTTGAAAGAATCCACTACCACTGGTGGTGTCGATGGCTATCAAACTCCTTTTGCTTTTTCTGGTAAGAGAAAACAAGATAAAGCAAAAGCCGATTCTAATATAAAAGTGACTGGATATACAAAGGTTAAAGACATTGATGAATCAACAACTCCATCTGATATTATAAAAGATTTAGATAAGGTAAGAACTGATTTAATTAAAAAAGTAGATGTTTTAATTGCTAAAAAGAAAAAACTTTATTCTAATGTAGATATTGAATCACCGATGAGTGCAGATGAAAAACAATTAGATAAAGATATACAAAGTATATTTTCACAAATACAAAGTTTGATTCAACAAAAAAGAAAAATTCAAAAAGAATCAGTAAACGAAGGTAAATCAAAAAGACCTGTAAATCGTTGGTTAGAATTAAAGAATGATGAATCAATGCATGCAAATAAAAAGTTGGCAGTAGGATTGAGAGAATTGAAACAGCAATTAAGTGAGGTTGAAAAGTTTTTCCGTTGGTATAATCAAATTAAAACGATGAATGAATTATCATCTGATTCGTTTTGGAAAAGAACAAACACTCATATTTATAAAATAAAGGAAAGATTAATCAACATCGCAAAAACAATACAGGAGATAGAAAAATAATGAAAATTTCAAGAGCAAGATTAAAAGAAATCGTTAAGGAAGTAATGGTAGAGGAAACTGAATACCAACAATTCTTTCAGAACGCATTAGATAAGGCAGGAAAATCAATTCCAGAGATGTCAGAAGAAGAAAAGAAAGCATTCTTTGATAAAATTGATGCAGCTTGGAATGGTAAAGGTGAAAAGAACGAAGCTAAAAAGAAAAAGTGGTAATTCGCCTAACTATTTTTAGATTAAATAATAAAAGAAACGTTTGGGGAGTATAATGAAAAATTTATTAATTGAGACTAACCTATTTGAAGGTAAAATCAACGAAGATGCATCAGGTAGAACACTGGTTAAAGGTGTTTTACAAAGAGCTGTTGCTGAAAATCAGAATGGTAGAGTGTATCCGTTAGAAATCTTACAAAGAGAAGCAAAGAAATATGAAACTCTTATTAAGGAAAGACGTGCATTAGGAGAATTAGACCATCCAGATTCATCAGTAATCAACTTAAAGAACGTTTCCCATAATGTAAGAGAAATATGGTGGGAAGGTAATGATTTATGCGGGACAGTTGAAATTTTACCAACCCCATCTGGTAATATATTAAAAGAATTATTAAGAGCAGGAATACTTTTAGGTATTTCTTCTCGTGGTATGGGTTCAGTAACTCCTATGGGAGAAGGTAAGGTGAAAGTTGGTGAAGATTTCGAACTAATTGGTTGGGATTTTGTATCTAACCCATCTACTCATGGTGCATTTATGACACCGATGAATGAATCCGTAAACAAACAATTACAAGAACAAGCGATAGTATGTGGTGATTATTGTAAGGCACAAGACCTTATGAGAGAAATCATTACTGAATTATCATAAAGGAAATAGAAAATGGCAGGATTTTCAATACAAGATTATTTAAAGAATAATAAAATAGAAATGGGTAGCATCAAAAAAGAAGTTGGTGATACTCCATATAAGGGTGGTCATAATGACATCCGTAAAACTAACTATGAAGTTAAGATTAAAGCTGATGGAAAATTAGATTTATATACTCATAAAACAATTGTTACTGAAAATAAAAATTTATTAAAAGAAGCATCTGAAATTCAATTAAAAGAATTAGATTCTACTAAACAAAAGCAAGTTCAACAATTTGTAAAGTTTTTTGGTGGTAAAGTTATTACAATTTGGGATGGTATTCATGGTAATATTGTTGATATAAAAATGTCAGAACCAAATTGGAGAATGGATACGTCAGACTTAAAGGATTTAATTTCTTTAAAAATTAGATGGATAGAATTTGATAAACAAACAGTGTCAATAGGATTTTAATAATAAGGAATACCAAATGAAATTAAAAAATTTACTTAATGAAGAAACTTTTACCGCTACAAATAAAGCAAGTGGTAAAACTGCAGTATTTAAATCAAAAGATAGTAGAGATGCTGCAATCAAAGCAGGAACTCACTCTGAAAAAGAAGATGATACATCAGCTAAAACTGATAATAAGACTTCAAAGGTAAATATATTTGATAAACCTGCAAAGGATTCATCTACAAAAACATCTACTACTAAATCATCATCTGATATGGGTGTTGACAAAGTTGTTTATAATACAAGAACTAAATCGGTTGGTATTGTAAGATTGGGTGATGAAAGAGGGGAAACTAAAACTGATGCGGATGGTAATGTAAACACATCTGAATTAGAACCATACAATCCTATGAAGTATCCACATCAAAAGGATGCTAAAGTTGCACCATCTACTCAAAAAGAGATTGATTCAAGAGGATTATGGAAACCATTTGCACAAGATAAAGAAACATCTAAGGAAGAACCTACTCAAACTACATCAGAACCTAAAAAGAAAAGACCAGGTAATCCTCAAGTAAATAAAGAAGCAAAGAAGAAAGCAGAACAATATGGTATTACTCCACAAAAGTTGGGTAATGAAAAATATAAAGAAGCAATGTTACAAGCAGCAGTTTCTGCATTAACTGATTCAAATTATCATAGTGAAGCAAGAGAATTAGTTGCTAAATTAGAAGGAAAACCTGAATGGGCTAAAAGACCGGAGTATCCATCTATTAAAGACCCTAAATATAGAGAAAAGATTGCAGCACTTAGACAAAATTCTGCAGATGGTTCAATTTATATGAATGGTACTGGTGATGTAGATGATTATGGTACGGATGTATCACAAGCATCTGGTTGGGATGGTGTTCAAGCAGCAGATGCAATTGCATTTACATTAAGAATGAATGGATTCCATAAAGAAGCAGATACAATTCAATCGATATTTGATAATAAACCTTATATGAAAAATGAAGGTAGAATTTCTTTATCAAAAATGTTAAATGAATCAGAGGCAGAACAAATTGCTAATTTAACGGGTTTAAGAACTCAAGCTGTTAAGAAATTTATTGATGATAATAATATAGATGATAGAAAATTATTAGCATACCTTAAAATTAAAGGACCAAAAACATTAAGTAATAGAATGGATATATCAACTGCAATCGTTGGTAAACCAGGAAACAAATTCGCACAAGGAATCATTAAAGCATTCAGTAAATAATAGGAGAGATATAAATGATACGTTTATCAAAGATAGTAAATGAGGGTGAAGAACCTAAAAAATTCTCTAATGAAGTTAAAAAACATTTCTTAGAAATCGTTTCTACATACAACAAGTATCAAGAAATGATGGATAGAAAATCTGATATTGCTGAAATAGCAGAAGTATTAGGTGGAATTACTGAAGCAGCAAGAGAATTAGCTGTAAATGAATCCGATGATTGGTTTGATGCACAGACGGTTAAGAGAAACATGAGTGAATTAGATAAGTTGGGTAAACAATTTGATAAAGTAGCAATAGAAGCTAAGAATTTAGACCAAAGATTACATGGATTATACGAAGATATGGGAAATATACTATCTCGTTATTATAAAATAGGGGAACTTACCGAAGAAGAAATGAAAGGTCGTTTAGGAATGAACGAAGCATCACCTTGTTGGGATGGATACAAACAAGTTGGGATGAAAATGAAGGATGGTAAAGAAGTTCCTAATTGTGTTCCAACATCCGAATCCGTAAAGGAATCAAAAGATTGTGGATGTAATTCGGTAAACGAAGCAATAAAACATTTTATCCATGTAGAAACTCCAAAAGATATAACATCAAAATCAGTTATATCACAAATTACAACATTAGCTAAAAAAGGTATTCGTTCAAATGAAATTGGATTGAATATGCATTTTGTTGGTAATGAAAAAGCTGCAGTTGATGCTTTTCAAAAAGTTAAGAATAAAGTATATTTTTCATTACACAATAACGAATCAGTAAACGAATCATCATTTCAAAAAGGTAAAACATATGGTGGAACTAAATGTGAAGGTGGATGTTTCTTAGGTAAAAATGGTTTAATGAAAATAATCAAAATTTCAAAAGAAAATCCAAATAACACATTTTTATTTAGACAAGATAATTTTTCAGGATTACAACCACATTTTATTAAGAATGGTGTAATTGGTAAAGCAACTACACTTAATCCATCGTATGATTTAGAAAGAAATAAAGTAAGAAATTTAAAAATAGGTAATGATGTTGTTTTAGCTATTCAATTATTTGAATAATTTCTAAAAGACATACTTATTCTCAAATAGTTATAACAAAAACCCAAATTAATGAGCGGATTATCAAGAGTTACGGTCGAAGTTCGTAATGGAGACATTGCAAAGGCTTTAAAAAAGTTTAAAAAGAAAGTAAACGAATCTGGACATCTCTTAGAATTGAGAGAAAGAAAAGAATACGTTAAACCTACTACTAAAAGAAGGTTGACAAAACAAAAAGCTGTTAGAGAGGAACAAAAAAGAGTTGCTCTTATGAAAATGGCAGATGGTGATAGAACTATACGTTTTTTCACTAAAAAAAGAAAGAAAAAGGGTAAAGAAGAACAAAAACCCCAAAAAGATAAAAATTTTGAATAAAATTTTTTAAAAAATGTAATAAATTTAATGTTTCTATAAACATTTATATATTTATTTTCAAATAATCCACCTCTATTGTGGATTTAAAATTAAAATGTTGGTTAATGAATACCCATTCTTATGAGGTGACCGAACAACTAACCTAACACATTCTATTGAAAATCTCCCTTAATATTTTCAGAAAAAGTAAAGGAAAGTAAACAAATGGCAAATTCAAAATTGTTAAAAGATGCAATTGCTGATGCTAAAGCCGTACGTGAAACTGCTATTGCTAACGCTAAAATCGCATTAGAAGAAGCTTTTACTCCAAGATTACAATCAATCTTATCTAAGAAATTACAAGCCGAAATGGAAGGTGATGACGAAGAAGCTGATGTAAATGAAGAGTATGGTGCTGATGATGTTGATGCAACTGATTCATCAGAAATCGGTGCAGGTGAAGGACAAGATGGTAGTGGAACTGATGGTGATGAGCCGCAAGGTATCGCAACTGATGCTCACACTGAATTAGGTGACACAGAAAAAGAAACAGCTGAACCAGGTAAAGAGGATGAAAACATGCCTCTTGCAGAAGGTGAAGATGAAGAAGTAAATGAGGAAGAAGAAACTCAGGTACAAGAAGAAGATGAAGACGAGTTAGATTTAGAATCTATCATCAGAGAATTAGAAGACGAGTTGAGTGAAGAAGAATCCGAAGTAGGATACGAAGACCCAACAAATGCAGATGATGCATCCGTTTCTGAAGAAGATGAAGCTGAAGCTCCAGCAGTTGAAGAAGAGGAATCAGAAGAAGCTGCAGAAGTATCAGAAGAAGATGAAATCGACTTAGAAGAAATCTTACGTGAAATGGGATACGGAGATGATGAAGAAGTAAACGAAGAAGGTGAAGAAGAAGAATCTAATAATGTAGCAGAAATGGAAGCAGAATTAGAAGAAGCTTACAAAGTAATCAAATCTTTGAAATCTACAATCAACGAAGTAAACTTGTTAAACGCAAAATTACTTTACACTAACAAATTATTCCGTTCTTATGATTTAACAAATGAGCAAAAGCACAAAGTTGTTGAAACATTAGACAGAACTCAAAATGTTAGAGAAGTGAAATTAGTTTTTGCAACATTAGCTGAATCGATGAAAATCGGTGGTACTGCTAAGAAAGTAAAAACAAACAAAATAACTGAATCATTCGCATCTAAGAAAGTTGCTTCAACTGCACCAAAGGCTGCAATTATCAACGAATCAAACGATATGGCTGAAAGATTTAAGAAGTTAGCAAATATTAAATAAACAAAAAACAAAATTCTAAGGAGAGAAAAATAAAATGGCAAATTTTAATTTATCTAAACTTATGGAAGGCAAGAACCCACAATCAGTAATGTTGGCTGAAACACGTCAATTGAAGAACAAGTGGGAAAAAACTGGTCTTTTAGAAGGTTTAAAAGAAAGAGAGCAATCTCAAGTAGCAGTTCTATTAGAGAACCAAGCTAAACAATTATTGGATGAAGCAACAGCAACTGGTACTTCTGCTGGTTCAGAAGAGTGGTCTGGTGTAGCATTACCATTGGTAAGACGTATTTTTGGTGAAATCGCAGCGAAAGAATTCGTTTCAGTTCAACCAATGAACTTACCATCAGGTCTTATCTTCTATCTAGATTTCAAATACGGAACAGCAGTACAAGGTGCTACTAAGTTTAATGGTAAATCATTATTCGGTGGTAATGGTACTTCTAACTTCGATGGTGACTTCGGTAGAACTAAGGCAGCAGTAAACGGTCTTTATGGTGAAGGAAGATATTCTTACACAATCAACGACCAATCAGCATCAGTATCAACTGGTAACCAAACATATGCAACTGCATCATGGGCAGAAGTAAAGTATGATTCTGCATTATCTTCATCAGTAGCAGCAGGTACATTAGCAAAAATTACAATTGCTAAAGCAAATATCAACTCTGCGGCTGATTTCGATGCTGTACGTTCATTCCACATCTCTGCATCAGGTTTCTCTGCAGCAGATACTTTCTACCCAGCACACTCTAGCTATGATGGTACTAACGTAACATTCTTCGCTAAAGTTGCGACAGTAGCTACACCAACTGCATTGACAGTTAAGTATTCTTTGGCTCCAACTTCTACAACAAGAGGTGATTTCGAAGATGCTAACCCAACAGAACCAGCAACTGACATCGCTATTCCAGAAGTTGATTTGGAATTACGTTCAGAGGCTATCGTTGCTAAGACTCGTAAGTTAAAAGCAGTGTGGACTCCTGAATTGGCACAAGATTTAAATGCTTACCACTCAATTGATGCAGAAGCTGAATTAACTTCTATGTTATCTGAATATATCTCATTAGAGATTGACTTAGAAATCTTAGATATGTTAAAAGCTAACGCTTTAACAACTGAATACTGGTCAGCAACAATCGGTGAAGAGTACAACTCTACAGCAGGTACTTGGTCAGCAGGTTCTTCTTCATTAGCATACCAAAAAAATACTTGGTTCCAAACTTTGGGTACTAAGATTAACAAAGTATCTAATAAGATTCATCAATTAACATTGAGAGGTGGTGCAAACTTCATCGTTGTATCTCCAGATATCGCAACTATCTTAGAATCAATTCCTGGATTCGTAGTGAACGCTGATAAAGATGCAGCTTCATTCGCAGCTGGTGTATCTCAAGTAGGTTCATTAGCATCTCGTTACACAGTCTACAAAAACCCATACATGACTTCTAACGAAATCTTGTTAGGTTTCAAAGGTTCTAGTTTCTTAGAGACTGGTGCTGTGTACGCTCCATACGTTCCATTGATTATGACTCCATTAGTGTACGACCCAACTAACTTCACGCCAAGACGTGGTGTTATGACTCGTTACGCTAAGAAGATGGTCCGCCCAGAATTCTATGGCAAGATTTATGTTAAAGATTTGGCTTCAATCTAATCTTAACTGAATCTCCAACGATTCAATAATAGAAAAGGGAAACGAAAGTTTCCCTTTTTTTATGTCTATAACTAGTTGATTTTCAACGGCCAAAAATAATTGAAAAAAAAGTGATAAAATATTTGGAAAAGTGGTAAAAATGTTGTAGTTTAGCTATGTAAGATTAAGAGATAAACAATAAAACTTAAAAGATATGAAAACTCAATTTGAAATCTGGTTAGAAGGTGTTAATAACGAATTTGATGGTAAAGTATATAGTTGGAAACCTTTAACCTTTAAAAAAGGTTCTAAATTTATAAAAATACAAAGTGGAAGTTCCGTATGGGGATTCGTTTCGATGTATGATGGACACTTTCAAGGTTTACCTATCAAAAAAGGTGATTTAATGAAACCAGCAAGTTGGAGAGCCCCGGCTAAACATAGTAGAGGAAACATCTTCGATGGTACTGCGAAATATAAATGGACAGGACCAGAATATTTGTAAAAAAAAGTGGTAAATAATTTGGAAATATCAAATAAATTACCTATATTAGCTTTGTAATAAGAGATAAACAATTTAAACCATAAAAGACATGAATTATTCAGAATTATCAAAATTATCAGTATCAGAGTTACGCAACCTTAATCAGATGGTTGTAGAGTTAATCAAACAAAAACGTAGTATTGAATCCTTAGAAAAGAAAATGGGATTACAAATTGGTATGAAGGTTACCGTCAACCATCCTAAATTGATGGGTAGAGAGTTAGAAGTTACTAAAATCAACCGAACAAAGGCTAATTTACGAGTAATCGGTGGATTTGCTTCTTACAACGTTCCGGTTTCGATGATTGAATATTAGAATATTGTTGTTTTTAGATTTTCATATATTTTAAATTTGGAGGGAGAGAAATCTCCCTTTTTTTATGTATTTATATACTTATTATAGTAAAGGAACATAAATAATGGAACAATTAGCATCAATTTTTTTTCATAGCAGAACACAAGCACATCAATTTCATACTTTAACTAAAGGACCGGGTTCTCTTGCAATTCATTTAGCATTAGAAAGTTACTATACTGAAATTATACCATTATTAGATGGATTAATTGAGGCATATCAAGGTAAATATGGTTTAATAACTTATAAACAAGTAAACGGAAACGATAATGATACATCAAAGGAAAATATAATCGCATATTTTGATAAACTTATTAAATTCTTAGAAAACGAAAGACAAATTGAAAAATTAAAAGATAGTTGGATTCAAAATGAATTAGATAATATCGCTAAACTATTATATTCTACAAAATACAAATTAGTAAACTTAGGATAATAAACTATAATCGAATTTACCGAAGGGAGTGGAGCAATTCACTCCCTTTTTTGTTATTTTATATTTATATATGAATAATTGTATTAAGGAGAGTAAATTATGTCTCAATCAAGAGTATGGACAGGTGTAGCAACGTTTGTTACGGGTAGTTCAACCCCATTCGGTATATATGATAATGATTCGGAATTTGTTTCCGATGCACCAAAAGTGGCAACATGGTGTGCACAACGTTTAGGCTATCCTATCGTTGATATAGAACTATTATCAAGTTCATTTTTTGCTGTTTTTGAAGAAGCAGTAAGTGAATATTCTGCACAAGTCAATCAATTTAGTATAAGACAAAATTTAGGTGCGTTAGAAGGACAACAATTAAGTAACAATTTCACAACATCATCAGTTTTAGGTAGTGAATTACATAATGTAATTACTATTGCAGATTCATATGGAACTCTAGCAGGTGTGGGTGGTAATGTAGATGTGAAAAGTGGTTCAATTGATATGACATCTGGTAGACAAGATTATGATTTACAAGCACTTTGGGGTGATGTGAGTGAAAGCGGTGAAAGAATTGATATAACAAGAGTATTTCACGAACCTACACCTGCAATTAATAGATTCTTTGACCCTTATTCAGTAAGTGGACAAGGAACACTTAATTTAATTGATGAATTTGGGTTTGGTTCATTCTCACCAGCAGCACAATTTGTATTAATGCCTCTTTATGAAGATATGTTAAGAATTCAGGCAATTGAATTCAATGACCAAATTCGTAAATCAGCACATACCTTTAATATTACAAATAATAAATTACAAATATTCCCAATACCAACTACAAATAGTAAACTTTGGTTTGAATATATCGTAAAGAAAGATTTTAGAGAAGGTGCTACTGTCGTAAGACCAAATGTAGTTAGTGATTACTCTAATGTTGGATATAATTTCAAAGCATATTCAAATATTAACGATGTAGGTAAACAATGGATTAGAAAATATACACTTGCACTTGCAAAAGAATTATTAGGTGCAATTAGAGAAAAATATTCAACTGTCCCAATCCCTGGTTCTGAAATTTCATTAGATGGTGCAGCTTTAAGAGCAGAAGCACAAACTGAAAAAGAAAATTTAGTTACACAATTAAGAGAGAATTTGGAAGAGGTAAGTAAAAAACAAAGAATGGAAAATGAATCTAATATTATTGACCATCAGCAAAAAATATTAAACAAAGTTCCACTTGCAATATACATAGGATAATTTTATGGCAAAATTTTTTCATAGTAGAGATTTAGATTTTATAAAAACTATTGCTGAAGAAGTAGTAGATTATGTAGTGCAACAAGCAGTGACATTATTCAAAGTTTCAGTTGGCGAATCTAAAACTAATTTGTATGGTGAATCTATTGGTAAAGTTTACCATCAACCTGCAAATTTAATGTGTATTATTCAAAGAGAACAAGTAACAACAAACTACGATGAATTTGGACCGGATAGTACCAATACAATTGAGTTTCGTTTTATGAGACATCGTTTGAGAACACATGAAATACCAAAAATAACGGCAGTGAATGGAACGGAAGTACCTGCAGATGCTGTACAAAATACACTTACTGGTTATCCAGAAGTAGGTGATGTTATTTTGTTTGATGGATATTATTATGAATTAAATAATATAGAGGAAAGTGTATTAGTTGGTGGTTCTCCTACAATATATGACCCACAAACAAATACATTTGAAGATGCTAGAATGCAATTAATAGCTACTGGTTTCTTAGTAAGACGTTCACAAATACAAATTGAGGAGAGAACATACTAATGTCAATAGACCCATTAAAAAAACCTATCAATAGGGCAACCCAACTTAAAACTGAAGCTCAAAATCATAAAGGAGTTAAGTTATATGATGTGGATTTAGCAATTGCTGAACACATGATGGATGTTGTTGTCCCAACGGTCGAAGTGTTGGGTGAAAAGGTAAAAGTACCTGTTTTATATGGAAATCCGGAGAGATGGAAAAATATTAAGAAAGATGGGTTTCTAAGAGATAAAAATGGTCAAATTCAATTACCGATGGTTGTATTCAAACGAAATTCTATAGCAAGAGATGATTCTATTGCTAATACTATGAATAGACATTTGATATACCCATCCGTAACAAAGTATTCAAAGAAACACAAATACGATTTGTTCTCACAAATGACCGGAGTAAGAAGACCGGTAGAACAATATAACATAACAATGCCGGATTATGTAACTATTACATATGAGGTAATGGTGTGGACTGATTTCACCGAACATATGAATAAAATATTGGAAGCATTTCAATATGCAACCGATGAATATTGGGGTGATAAAGGTGGATTCAAATTTAGAGTAAAAATTGATTCGTTTGATAATCAACAAGAAGTTGGTGATAACTCACAAAGAGTAGTAAGAAGTACATTCAGTATGACGGTAAATGCTTACTTACTACCTGAAAAATTTGATAATGAATCTACTACTAAGAAAGTTTTAACTCCAAAAAAAGTAGTTTGGGGATTGGAAACTGATTTGACTGGTAATACTCATACAAATTATTCTGCTAAAAATGAAGTGGTATATAATGAGTATTCAGATATATTAGATTTTATCACTATTAGGGGTTCATATCCTGGAACTTTTGTGAATAGTAACACAATCACATTAGATAATGTAAAAATCCCCCAATGCCCGCCAGAATTGAGAAGCACGTTTGATGATACGAACTGGTTTAGAGTTTATATAAATGGAGTACTTATAAAACCTGCAATATATACATACACTTATAATGTGGATACAAAAGCAGTAACATTTACATTTAATACCAATTCTCCTGCATCAGCAACACAATTGGGTTATATATTAGAAAATACTGATGAATTTTATGTGACTGGGAAATTTATAGAATTATGATTACTCCATTAGGTGATATAAATCGTTTATTAAAACAAATACATGAACCAGATGAATATCATTTGGCTCCATATGATTTATTACATCCACTTTATTGGTTGTGGATACTACATAATGCAGTTATAAATGATTTACCTACACATTTAAGAAAAAATGTAAAAGAACATGCACGTTTTAATGTATTTGTAAATGGACAATTTATAGGACCAAACGATTATACAATAGAACAATTTGGTGGTCATATTTTAGTAAAATTTAAAAAACAAAATTTTCAATATATTTTAGAACCAACTGATAGTATAAAAATAGAAGGTGATTTTCGTTTAACCGAAACTGCCGAAGTTATTGAAACTTTAGCGATACCATCTGCGTTGAGATATTTAGCTAATGAAGATGATAGTTCTATGATACAAGAAAACGGAGATAAATTATTTTTATTATAATGAGACAAAAACCTAACATATCGAAAATGCCTTATGATAATAAAAGCAGAATTAAAAATTTGATTGAAGGTGTAATACAAGATGTATCTTTATACCCACATACTCCAGACCAATTGGTTTTAGTAGATGGATTAATTACATTAGTTTTATGGAATAAAAAATTCTTAACGGAAGAAATGAAAATAACAATTCCAAAAGATTATACTGATGTTTATTTACAAGGTATTAAACAAAGTTCTAATATTTATGATATTGGAATAAATGGTGAAAATATTATAATAACATTTGGAGATACATTAGGTTACAATCAAACTGAATTAACAATAAATGACTTTTTGATAAAAGGAAAAATAGTGAGTATTTAAAAATATGGCTACACTTATTCAAAGTAAACAAATAGAAGGTGTTGTTACCGCCTCGGTAATTGATGGACAATTTACGGTCTCTGGTTCACAGGTATTAACCGGTTCACTTTATGTGGATGGGGATATAACTGCTTCTGGAGTAATACAAGGTTCACAATTTGTTGGAGATGGTAGTCGATTAACTGGTGTAGTTGCAGAAGGTACTGGTATTAATATTTTAAGTGGTTCGGTTGATATAGTTTCAACGGAATTACGCTTTTCAGGTTCGGGTGTATCAATTGATGTAATAAACTCAAATACAGCCTCATTAGAAATTAAATCACCATACGAGGTGGGTGGTTTATTTAGATTATATAATAATTATGCATCATTAGTATCATCATCCGTTAGTTATTTTACCGATGGTCAAATTGTATATGTAAAAGATACAAATGCTCTTTATCAAGCAGATATAACTTATGCAGATTTTGTAACCACATTTACTGATACTATAACTTGGAATAGTTACACTTTTGCAATTGGCGATTCATCCGTAAATGCAGGAAATGGATTATCTAAATCGGTAGCAGGTGGTATTACAACGTTATCTCTAAATACAGGTTCTGCACATTTTACTAATGCAGTGGAATATATAATTTCATCTGGTTCATATATGATTGATGCCGGAACGATTTAACTAATCTCAAATATTTTTATATTTATACATAAATCGACACTAGATAGTGTTTTATCATTAGGCATATGTCCTTAAAACTCACAAAAATGTTATAGAATTAACAAAAAACTAAAAAAGGAAATTTAAATGGCACAAATAATTAAACATAGACGTGGTTCGCTGGAATCCGTTGCAAGTGCTACTAAAAGAGCCGGTGAATTGTTAGTTGTAACGGGTTCGGCAGGAATTACGGCAACTAATGGTAACTCTATCTTATTCGTAGGTATTGATGGTTCGACAGTAACACCAGCAAACAAAATTTTACAAGGTACATCAGTACCAGATTTATCTGGTGCTTCATATGATACATCGGTAGATGGTATTCCATTTTATAATACCTCTACTCAAAAATTATACATCTTAAATAAAGGTGGAAATGTTGAAATTAAAGCAACTGCAAACACCGGTGGTACGGGAATAGTTTCGGGTTCTTCTCAAATTACTCCATTATTACCAATTGGGACAGTTAGTGGTTCATCACAAATAACAATTTCATCCACAACCGGATACTCAACATTTAGTTCATCATTAGATAGTAGATTAGTAACTATTTCTACAAATGTAACTGAATTATTTTCAACTGCATCAGACCACGAAAGTAGAATTGATACAATTGAAACTTCAATTGGCGGTGGAAGTGGTATTGGATTGCGTGTAACTAATTTAGAAACATATACTGGGTCACAAGATGCTAAAAATATCACACTTGCATCATATACTGCATCAGTAACAAATGATTTAACGGCATTACACACTTTTACTTCTTCTCAAGAAACAAAGAATAGTACTCTTGCAACTTATACTGGTTCAATAAATTCAGATTTAAGTGCATTACACACTTACACTGCATCAGTAACAAGTGATTTAACTGCGTTACATACATTTACCGCATCACAAGAAAGTAAAAATAGTACTATTGCAACTTATACTGGTTCAGTAAATTCAGATTTAAGTGCTTTACATACATTTACTTCTTCACAAGAAAGTAAAAATTCAACATTAGCAACTTACACTGGTTCAGTAACATCTAATATTTCTGCTATACATGAATTTACTGCATCACAAGTAAATCAAAACGCTAAATTAGCAACTACCGGTTCAAATATATTTCAAGGAAATCAAACAATCACTGGTTCACTTTATATTACAAACAATTTAGTAGTACAAGGTTCATCATCTCTACAAAATATCACAGCATCTGCAGTTGATATTGGTACTAATGTTGTAAAATTAAATACATCAACTCCTGCGGTTAGATTTGGTGGAGTAAGTGTGCAAGATTCTGGTTCAAACGCAGGTGTAAGTGGTTCTTTATTATGGGATTCATTTAATAATCGTTGGTTATATGTTCAGGCATCAGGTAGTGGTGAAGGATATAATTCAGCCATATTAATTGCTGGTCCTAAAAATACAGGAACTATTGGTGATGAAGCAACTTTAACATCTGGTTCAATTCAAGTAGCTTTAGGTGAAGACCACATTGGTGATTCAATTATAACACAAAATGTAGGTGCAACTAAAATCACTATTGGTGGTGGATTAGATGTAACTGGTACAATTAGTGGTTCAATTGAAGGTATTGGTAATGTTGCTGTATATTCTGCATCAGTAGATAGTAGATTAGATTCAGTAGAAGCTTCATTAGGTGGTGGTGGTTCTATCGGAACACGTGTATCTGCATTAGAAGCATACACATCATCACAAGATACTAAAAATTCTACATTAGCAAGTTATACTGGTTCAATTGATACTAAATTTTCAACATTAGCAACTTATACTGGTTCAATTGATGGTAAAATTTCTCAATTAATTGCTGATAGTGGTTCACAAGCTGGTAGAATTACTGCTTTAGAAATAAAGAGTTCTTCATTAGATACTAAATTTACAACATTAGCATCTTACACTGGTTCAATTGATACAACTTTAACTAATTTAAACTCATTTAGTTCATCAATCAACACAACTATTAAAACTAAGTTGAATGTTGAAGGTGTAATTAGTGGTTCTTCACAAGTATCATATACAGGATTATCAAATATCCCTGCAGGTATTGTAAGTGGTTCATCTCAATTAAATTCAACTACAATTAATGCATTAAGAGTAACTTCTGGTGAATTAAGTGGTTCATTTAATGGTACATTCGTAGGTGATGGTAGTGGATTAACTGGTATTGCTAGTACTCTCGCATTGAGTGGTTCGACTGGTAACGATACTGTCAATTTAAAAACTGAAGCATTATTAGTAACCGGTTCAAATGGTGTTAGTACTGCAGTAACAAATAATACAATTACAATTAGTGGTACGGATGCTTCAACAACTGCAAAAGGTGTTGCTTCATTCTCATCTACTAACTTTGCAGTAACAACTGGTAACGTAACAATTAAAGCTGGTGGTGTAACTGCTACTACTTTAAACGCTAACGTTGCAGGTACTGGTATTTCATTAAATGGTGTTGATAATTCAATCGAAGTAGATTATGGTTCAACTGCAGGAACTGCGGTAGAAGGTAATACTTCTTTGACTATTCAAGGTACATCAAATGAAATTGAAATTTCAGGTGGTTCAGTAACATTAGGTTCTGGTGGGACAGTTACAATTGGATTACCAAATTCAGTAACAATTCCAACCGCATCTATCCAAAATAACTTATCAGTTGGTGGTAATGTTAGTGTAACTGGTAACTTATACGTTCAAGGTACAACAACTACTATTGATTCTACAACTATTTCATTAGGCGATAATATCATCGAATTAAATGGTTCAGCAGCAGCAAATGGTGGTTTATTAGTTAGAGATGTTACTGCACCTAATACTGTCTCTGGCTCATTATTATGGGATACAACAAACGACTATTGGAAAGGTGGAGCATTAGGTAGTGAAAAACAATTCGCTAGATTAAACGCAACTCCAACATCTGGTTCAGTTCAAGTAATCGGTGCAAGTGGTTTATTAGTAGATTCTCATATTACTGATGCAGGTACAAATGTAACAATTACATCTGATTTAGTAATAAACGGATTAACTGCAAACGCATTCGTAGTATCAAACGGAAGTAAAAAATTAATTTCAGTTGCACCTTCAAACGCAGGTGATTTGATTCAATGGAATGGTTCTTCATTCGTTGCATCAAACGAAATCGATGGTGGTACTTTCTAATCGAATAAAATAAAAAAATAAGAATCCCTCACAATAGTGGGGGATTTTTTTTTAACTTTTGGTTTTACAATACTTATATAAGTGTAAATGGCATTATGCATAGGGGAAATTTACCAATTATTTATATTTATATGAAATAAAATAGGAAATCACAATAAATGGCTGCAATATTAAAATTAAGAAGAGGTTCAACTACTCCAACTTCGTTAGAACAATCGGAACTATTCTATAATAGTACTTTAGCAACAATTCAAGTTGGTAAGAGTAGTGCAACTAATGACAATATTACATTAGTAAAATTAACGGAAACAAATACCGGAAATTTACAAATAGTAGGAACAATTTCAGGTTCATACTTAACTCTTAATAATGATATTACGGCATCAAACGCGTATTTTAGAGGCGATGTTCGTTTAGATGGTCAAATTATTTTAGGTGATGTTCCTCAAGATAATATTAATGTAAATGCACAATTTAGTGGTTCATTAATCCCATCTGCTTCAACATTTGATTTAGGTTCTAATACTAAAAAATGGAATAATGTATATGCAAATAATATAAATGGTAGTGTTACTGATTCAAATTTATTGAACTTTACATCTTCTATAAATGCATTTACATCTTCACAAGAAACTAAAAATACAACATTAGGAACTTACACAGGTTCGGTTAATTCTCAATTAACTGAATTATATTCAACTGCATCAAATCACGAAACACGTTTAGATTTAGTTGAAGGTGAATTTTCATCATCATTATATAGTAAAGTAACATCATTAATTAACCATACTGGTTCATATGCAACAACTGGTTCTAATGTATTTACAAATTCACAATATATTAGTGGTGCATTAGAAATTTATTCATCTAGTAATGCAGAAATTCGTTTAAGAAATGGTAATCTAAATTTAGATTATCATATTCAAAATACTGCAGGTGGTAATTTCAGTATTCATAATAACGCATTAGGAGCATCAATATTTAGAATTGATTCTGGTTCATCAGTTACAACATCACATGCACATTTCTTTGGTGATTTATTTGTAAGTAAATCAGTAATAGCAGAACAAGCAGTAACAGCACCACTTATCACTACTACTAATCTTATAGTAAATGGTGGTTCGATTAGTGGTTCTATAACTGGTATTGGTAATGTTGCTAATTATTCACAATCAATTGATAGTAGAATACAAAGTTTAAATGGATATACAAGTTCTAACGATTTAGATATAACTGAATTATATTCAACTGCATCTAATCATGAGACTAGAATTGATGGAATACAAGATTATACTGCATCATTAAGAACCGCAATCGATGTAAGTGGAACACATGTAACAATTAATGGTGACCTTTCCGTATTAGGAACAACAACTCAAATCAATTCTACACAAGTTAATATTGGTGAAAATATATTAGAATTAAATTATGGTGGTTCTGCTACAACTGCAGGTATTATTACAAAAGATGCAACAGGTGGTTCTACTATTAGTGGTTCATTACTTTGGGATGCCACGAATGATTATTGGAAAGGTGGTAAATTAGGTAATGAAAGTAAATTATTAAGAGCAGGTGGAGATAGTGTAGTTTCTGGTTCTGCACAAATTAGTTTAGTAGATACTGCAGATTATGTATCCGCAATTAAAAATAGATTAAATATAGAAAGTGTAATTTCATCTTCTACACAAGTAGATGTATTTAACACTACAAATTTTGTTTCATATTCATCATCAGTTGATTCTCGTTTAACACAATTATCAATTGATTCTGTCTCACAAGATGGTAGATTAGATAATTTAGAATTATTTAGTGGTTCACAAATTACCAAAAATTCAACATTAGCAACATATACAGGTTCTAATGATACAAAATGGAATATATTAGGTAGTGTAACTGCATCTTTAATTAACGCAACATCATCATATGAAACTACTGGTAGAAACATAGTAAGTGGTTCTTCACAATTAACTGCTTCATATGATTTAAGATACGCAAATTCAGCATCATTCCATAATTTGGTTGGTGCATGGGATTATGGAATACAAGGTTCAATTAGAGATTCTGCGTTTTATAGTGTAACATCATCCGCACAATTAGACACTGGTTCAATTACATCGGCATCGTTAAATGATACATTCATCTTTACTGCAGGTGCAACTAAGGAATATGTCAATTGGAGAACCGAAGCAATTTTAAATGCAATTGCGGTAGCAGATATTACTGCAGTAGGTGCAGGTAATGGTTTAAGTGGTGGTGGTACAAGTGGTGATGTAACTTTAACATTAGATACTGGTTCTACTCATTTTACGAATGGTGTTAAAAATAAATTAAATACCGATGGTGTAATTAGTGGTTCATCACAATTAGATGGTACGTTTATCAACAACTTATCTGGTTCATTTACTGGTTCATTTAAGGGTAATGTGAATGGTGTTGCAACATATTCTACGAATGCGACAGTAACAAACGTTTCCAATAATGCAGATTACGCAGTAGTATTGACAACTGCTGGTGTAAATGGATATTTAGGATTATCTACTGATGGTGTTGCAGGAATGTATTGGAATCCGTCAGTAAATAAATTATCACTTACTGGTTCGGTACAAGTAGTAACCGGTGGTATTACTGGTTCAATTGCAGCTACAAATGGTGTTGTTAGTGGTTCATCACAAATAACAATTGGAGAAACTAGTGGATTTAATGTATTTTCAGCATCAGTTGATTATAGATTAGACCAATTAGAAGGAGATACTGGCTCTCAAGATGTTAGATTAGATGCATTAGAAGCGTTTACATCATCACAAGAAACTAAAAATACAACATTAGGAACATATACTGGTTCAATTGATACTACTTTGACTAACTTAAATTCATTTAGTTCTTCAATCAATACAACGATTAAAACTAAATTGAATGTTGAAGGTGTAATTTCAGGTTCTTCACAAATTGTAAATATATTAGGTCCTCTTAATGCATTTAGTGCATCACAAGAAACTAAAAATACAACATTAGCAACTTATACTGGTTCGGTAGATAGTTCTTTATCACAATTAAACGCAGTATCACATTCTCATTCAAATAAAGCTAATTTAGATACTATAAATCAAAACTTAGCAACAAATTCGGATGTTACGTTTGGTAGTTTCCATACATCGGGTACTGGTTCAATTGGAACTAATTTGACCGTTTGGGGTAATTTGACAGTATTTGGTACTCAATCTATTATTAATTCTCAAAATTTAGAAGTTGCCGATAATATTATTTAGCTTGCACCAACAGCTAGTGGAGATTGGGATTTAGGTATTGTTGGTCATTATAATGATGGAACATACAAACATGCAGGTATTTTCTCTGATGCAAGTGATGGTCATGCTTGGAAAGTATTTAAAGATTTAACAAACGAAACAACTGGTTCGGTAGATACATCTGCACCAACATTTACATTAGCAGATTTCAAAGCAGCAAACTTTACGGGTACATCATTTAATGGTGTAATAAACGCTACAAATGGTGTATTAAGTGGTTCATTGCAAGCACAATTACCAATTGGTACTATTAGTGGTTCATCGCAAGTAACATTATCTTCAACAACTGGTGGTGGTACATCTGCAAACGTACAATTTGGTTCATTAGGAATCGGAATGGCTGCAAGTGGAACTACTGGTAGAATTGATGCTACAAATGATATTGTGGCGTACTCATCATCAGATAGAAGATTTAAAGATAATATCAAACCAATCGAAAATGCGTTAGATAAAATTAACCAAATCGGTGGATATGAATTTGATTGGAAAGAAGAAAATAAAATAGAACATGGATATGAAGGACATGATTTAGGAGTTATCGCTCAAGAAATTGAAGCAATTGCACCGGAATTAGTTCAAACTCGTGAAAATGGATATAAAGCAGTTAAATATGATAAGTTAGTTTCAGTATTAATTCAAGCTGTAAAAGAACTTTCTGCAAAAGTAACCGAATTAGAAAACAAATAAATACTTATAGTAAACAATTTAAATTTATGGCACAAATCATTAAATTCAAACGTTCCACTACAAGTGGGGCAGTTCCCACTACTGGTTCGTTAGAATATGGTGAAATTGCTATGAACGTTACCGATGGTAAAGTTTTTTTCAAAAAGGGAAATGATACCATACAAGAATTAGTTGCTACGAATACTACAAATCCAATAACTGGCTCTGTAAATTTAAGTGGTGCAGTAACTGCATCTGCGTTTGTTGGTGATGGTAGTAGATTAACGAATATTTCAGTATCTCAAAATGCAACAATCCAACGTTCATTTACTAATTCATCAACATGGGTTGTAAACCATAATTTGAATACTCCTAATGCAATTGCACAAGTATATGATACTGATGGTTATCAAATTATACCATCAACGTTAAGACATACTGATGATAATACTATTACTATTACATTGTCAACAGCCCAAAGTGGTTATGTTGTTGTAGCAAAGGGTGGTCATATAGTAAGTGGTTCGATTGATTCAAATAACATTAGTGGATTAAGTACATCTATCACAAATCAAGTAAATGTGTTGGGTGTATTTAGTGGTTCTAGTCAAGTAACGATGAACGGAGATGTAACCGGTACTGCAGCAGCAACAATTATATCACAAATTGATGGAGGTTCTATTTAAAAAACATATATTTATATAGTATAAGTAAAGGAAAAAAAGATGATAATACATAGTCCAATAGTTTCAGGTTCACTAACATTTGCAAATGGTGCAACATTCACTTTACCATCTGGTGGTGTATATAGTGGTTCATTTAGTGGTTCATATCAAGGTACTACTTTTACCGGAGGTACATTTTCCGGTAATGGTTCTGCGTTGACGTTTGGTGGAACTGGAATTATATCAGGCTCATCACAACTTATAACGGATTTTGATGCTAGATATTTAAACACAAGTGGTGATGGTATAGTATCATCTTCTGCACAAATACAAAATCTTTTACCTATCGGAACTATTAGTGGTTCATCTCAAGTAAGTTTAGCAAGTGTAACAGGAAATTCAACATCAAACGTAACGGAAGGTTCTAATTTATATTATACTGATGCAAGAGTTAAAACTAAATTAACTGCGGAAGGTGTAATTAGTGGTTCATCGCAAGTACAATTAGGTTCTGCTAGTGGAAATATCGCGTTGGCAACTCAAACAACTGGTGATTACGTTGCTAGTTTAGTTGCAGGAACAAATATTACCCTTACAAATAATAGTGGTGAAAATGCAACTCCAACAATTGGTTTAACAAATAACGCAATAACAATCGCAGGAACTTCAACCGCATTAGGTGGAAGTATCACTGCAGCAACAATATTACAAGGAACAGGCGTAGTTTCAGGTTCATCTCAAGTAAATGCAGATACTATCACAAACTTTGATAGTAATGTTTTAGAATACAATAATTCATTAGCAGTAGTTAGTGGTTCTGCTTCTTCGGTTAAAACTT